CGAGGTCGTTGAACTTACCTTTAAGAAGGAAGACCATGATACCCACCACTGCCGTAAGGATTATATTCCATATCATCATTTCCATGTTAGCACTTCCAAGCCCGGAGTGACTTGTTGATGCGGCTGTTGGGGTCATTCGCGGTCTTCTTGCTGGTCAGCTTCTTCTTCATCCCAGACATACGGGCGCAAAATGACTTCTTGCGTGAACCGCCTTCTGGCTGCGGAGCCTTAAGCCCCGGCTTCCCCGGATTGGCTTTGTTATAGGACGCACGACCCTTGGCGTTCAAGCCGCCCTTAGGGTTCTTACCTTCCTTACGTGTCCAAGCCGGGGTCTTAGCCATCAGACAAAACGTCCTTTGGTTTTGCCCTTGGTAGCGCAGCCGTCGGCGCGCTTGGAGGCAGTTGAGCCACCCTTGGCCATCTTGGTCAGTGGCTGGCCTTTGTGCTTGGCGCGCTCGTGCTTATGCACGGCTTGAGCGGCGCTAACCTTACCACCCTTTTTCATCGTAGGGACTTGTTCAGCCATCATAGCTTCTTCCATCATAGGACGACGACGCATGCCTATACCTTTCTTTTGCATTTCTATTTCCATCGCCGCACGGTCTGCTACCTTGCGTCCCGCTTTATCCCGCTGGCTCTTAGCCAAATACGACATAGGTACGAGCATACCAAGGCCGGAGTCTGCTAACTTTGACAGGCCCTTACCGAACATACCCTTACCGCTTATCGCACCCGCGAGCGGCGAAATGTCACCTAGTTTGATACCCATTATGCTGCTTCCTTCTGTGTGGGGGCGAGCATCGGATAAAGAACGTCGGTGCCGAAGCAGCCTTCGTATTCTTGTACGCCCATATGTCCGAGTTGAATGCTGGGGTCGATCCAAACTTCGAAACCAATCTCGCGGGCACGGTCGCAGAACAGGAAGTCCTCGCCCATGTAGCCCTCTTCGGTGAGTTTGAAATCAAAGAGGCAGGGGATCATGCGGTCTGAGCGCTGATCCTTATAAACCCACTCGGGGTTAGCAGCAGCCATCTGCTCAAATACTTCGCGGCGAACCAGCATGAAAGCGGTCGCAACGCGTTTACCACGAACCAGACCCATACCGTTCATGGTAAGCTCATGGTTCTCGTCATAATCAAGGTCAGCGATGTAGACCTTATTTTCGCTACGTGTGCGTGGAACACCTGCGACGATGCCCTTCTTCGGATCGCTACCCCAAGCCATAAGACGGAAAATGTGCTCCGGCTCAAAGTTGATGTCGCTGTCGATGAAGAGCAAATAGTCGCAGGTGGATTCCAGCATGTCTTGGACAAGCAGGTTACGAGCGCGGGAAACGACAGAGCAGCCGCAGATCGAGCCGATCTGGACTGAGATGCCATGTTGGCCGGACACCTGTGTGAACCGAGCCAGCGAAACCGCCAGCTTCAAGGAGACCTTGAAGTCGTAGGCAGGCAGAGCAATGAAGATGCTCTTACCGGCTAAATCGTAACCTTTTTGTGCTTGCATATATCACCCGTAGAAAACAGTGGCGTGGACATTGGCGTCGGTAAACGCCCGGATACCATTCTCTGCCAAGATACCTTCGCCGGGAATAACAATGCTGTACGCCGTAGCGTTCTGCGAGTCCGCTTGAAGCAGCATCCGAGGCCACACGACAACAGCACCGCTGGTGCCACCGCTATTAGGTACGGCCACAGTGAAGGTGTTGGCATCAGTTACAGTGACTAGGTATGGGTCATCCCCTAAATCCCAGTCAAGGTAGGCCCACTGCCCGGTCGAGAGACCGTGATTAACCGCAGTTATCGTAGCCGTAGTGGTGGACCGAGCATACGTACCAGTTACCGATACATCATCAACAAACGCTGAATAGCGCGTAGCAGTAACGAGGGGGAAGATAACCGCCCCCTTCAACCGCGTGCGGTATCCAACCAGAAGGCCGCTGGTAGCGGCGTGGATAGATTTGACATCATATTGCATACCCATCAGTATTCTCCTTCTTAGAGGTTGTTACCGATTACGATGCAGTAGTTACGGCAATCCAAGTGGTGCTACCGTCCGAAACGTAAAGGCGTGTCGAAGTAGACGAGCCATCGCTGCGCAGATAGATCGAACCCTTGGCAGCAGCCACGGTCGGAGCGCCCGAACCAATATACACACCCATACCAACAGCCGTGTTGGTTGCGATGAATGCAGATGCACCGCCAGCGACAAGCGCAGTAGCGCTGTCAGCAGTGATGTTGCCTGTAGCAGCTAAAGAAGTAACCGACGTAGCAGCGCCAAAGGTGGCGGTCGTGGTTACAGTGCCGGTCGATTGGTCAATCGAAACGGTCTGGAAGCCGTTTTCAGAACGGACTGGACCATTGAAAGTTGTGTTAGCCATTATAAATCTCCGTGTAGTAGCACTTGTTCATACCGTCTCTACTATGTCTGCTAGGGCAGTCGGTACGAATTAATCACCTAGATGCGTTAGGTATAACACCTAAAAGAAAAGAGGGGAAGCAGTTTCCCACTTCCCCTCCCCCTGTTTCCTTAGGCAGCGCCTTCGGAACCGTACATGCCGAGTGGATCGGACCAGCCGAAGCTGTAACGCTCGCGAGCCTTGTAACGGACGTTGCCCGTATCAAAGTCACCGTCCATGCTGTTTTGCATAGGCGTACGAACGAAGTGCTTCAGGCCATTTGGCACGTCGGTGGTCAAGAACCACGCATCCGTGTCGGTCAAGAAGTGGTTAACGGTGTAACCTTCTGGGATCGAGCCATTCGACTTAATCGCGTTGATGTCGTTGTCAGCCGTCGAAACGCGAAGTTCGGTTTCGAGGAGGCGTGTTGCAACAAACATCAGGCTTGGCGGAACTACCAGCTTACGCGGTTTAGCCGCGATGAGCAGGCCACGTTCATCCGTCCACGCTGCAATCTGAATTACAGCCGCTTCAAGCGACGTTTCATTCAAATCAGCAGCAGTGGTTGGGATGTTCGAGTTGGTGCCACCAGAGACGAGAGGGTGAGCGTTCGAGAACAACGGTTGACCATCGCCACCGGCATAGTCGGAGTCGAAGCCATTGTTCAGGATTGCAGCAGCCTTAGTCTGCTTGGTGTACGCCATGGCACGAGCCAAAGCCTTGGTGTAACGCGACGACAAAGAGTCGTACAAGTTATCTTCAATCGCTTCTTCCGTGAGCGAGAACCCGAGGGCAATCGTTTCGTGGTTATAGCGAGCAGTGAAGACTTCCTGCGCGTTGTCATAGGCGATAGCAGAACCTTCGTTCTTGACCGGAGCAGCGGAGAAACCCGACAGCTTCGTTTCTTCTTCGAACGAACGCTCAGAGCTTTCGGTTTCGAAAATCTCTTTGTGCTCTTCGCCGTAGCGTGCGTATTCCAGACCAAACAAAGCGTTCAGACCGGGCAATAGCTCCTTGAGGAGTTGTGCGCGTGAAATTGCCATTAGTCAGTCTCCTTATACGCCAGTGGGGTTGAGGTACTGGTGCATACCCTGATTCCACTTGACGATAACTTCGGTATAAGAACCGGGGTTACCTGCCAGAGCGGTTTCAGGAACAACATCAATAACGCGAACCGGCCACGTGGAGGTAGTGTTGGTTGCGGCAGTAATACCGACTTTTGAGTTGCCAGTAATGGTCGAGCCTGTGTTCTGGGCCAGAACAGCGTTGTTACCAACCGAAGTACGGTTTACAAAGCTGACCGTGGTCGAGTTAAAGGCCGTCACAACGGCACACTTGAACAGAGCGTCCGGATCGTCTTGCACGTATGCAACGACGTCGGAGATGTTCGTCGTACCGGGGTAGTACTGACGGAAGGTTTTCCCGAACACCGGATCGGTGTACGAGCAACCAAGGAACACGCCGACTGGCGTGGCGGCAGTTGTGCCGGTGTCCTTGGCCAGAGTACCCGTGTCGGCCAACTTTACGACGTCACCATAATAAATGGCTGTCGAAGAATTGGTCGCAATAGGAATCTGGCGTGTGGCACCCGCAAACACCTGTCCACCGATCAAATTGATCGGGATAAGCCCGTATGGGCTATCAACAGAAGGATACGTCATGTTTCTAAGCTCCTAGCTTATTTGCCTCTACCAAATGACGTCGATGACTTCTTCTCGCGGAAGAGAGGCATACGAGCGTCGTTCTCTCTCATGAAGTTGTTATCTACAGACTCGATCTGGGCACGGTTCTTGTCAGCGTAATAACGCTTACGTTGAACCATAAACTCAGTCGGGATTTTGCAAAGCAACAACCCGCCCATTTCAATGTTGTCCTTAAAGCGGCTGTTAGGATCGGATAGAAAGCTGAGCTTGGGCTGCTCTTCAATCCGTACCGGTTCCCATCCCTCGCGGAACTTGGCTGAGACGTTTTTGGCGTCTGACTGCTCCATCATAGAAGTGCGAATCCACTTATACGAGTACCCGGGCTGGCGTTCAGGCTCAGGAAGCCCTGCTGCTGGTGCCCACGACTCAGGTCGCTTCGTGCTTATACGATCTTCATGCTCACGTGCTATTCTAGTTTCTGCCATTTTAACGCTCCATCTTCGCAAATTCACGAGCATATTGCTCGGGGGTTAAGCCCAGTTTCTTAGCTATTGATAGCTGAGACT